ACGGTCGTCGAAGTTCTCATGGAGAAAGTCCCGCTCGACACGACCTGCGACGTCTGCGGCGGACAGAATGTCGAGTTGAACCTCTGCCGCATTGACGGCGAAGCGGCGTATGTGTGCGAGGGGTGCCTTACCAGTCGCGGGGCAATAATACCCCGATAATGAATGGGGGTAATAACGACAACACTACTCTGTGTCTGGCGCTCATATTGCGGAGACCACAGAGTTCCGCCGCGAGCTACTTGTCGCGCTCGGCCCGGCATCGAACCTCGAACGGTCCGGCGACGCCCTGATCGTTCGTGATGTCAACCTGCTCGCGGCGGGAACCTGGACCGACTCGGGCACCCGCACGCCGTGCGAATACGCGCCCGCTGTCCTGGAGCAGTACGCCGCCAACTGGGCCGATTCGTCGCTCTGGTCGCGGCACCTCGGCGGCGCGCCCCGGCGCATCACCGAGAAGGTTGGCACTGTCCTCAACCCGCACTTCGAGAACGACGCGGTGGTGGGCGATCTCGCGCTCCACGGCCTGACGTCCGAGAGCAGGGACACTATCGCGCTGATCGAGGCCGGGGAAGCGAACTACGTTAGCGTCGAGCACACCGGCCGCGAGCGGTGGAACGTGGGCCGCAAGGTTCACGAAGCCCAGGAAATCCTATTTCTCGGCGCCGCCGTCGTCAACCGGGGCGCCTGTGCGCGGTGTACGCTGCGTGCGAACGAAGACGGCGACATCCCCGAGCACGAGCCGGAGCCAGACGCGCCGGCCGCCGACACTGCATCAGAACCCGACGATGGCCAGGGCACCCGGCCCGAAACGGTGGAAGTGGTTGATATGACAGAAACCCCAGAGCCCGAGAAGGATTTCTCGGGGCAGATTGCCGCGCTCGAAGCCGCGGTCGCGCCGCTTGATCTCGGCCAGCTCGAGAAGGCCGCCGCGCTCGAAGCCGCGACGACCGAGCTGGCCGAGATCAAGCGGCAGCTCGAAGAAGCACAGCAGAAGATCGCAGCGTTCGACGAGATTGACGCCCGGCTGAAGAAGCTCGAGGCCGTCCCAGAACGCAAGACACGCATCGACCCCGGGGCCGAGCGCGAACTGTCGATTGTCACCGACGGGGTGCTCGTCGACCGCGCGTCCGGGACCGTGATGGGAGTCTGAAACCATGGCAGCAACTGTACCTACCGGGTTCGACCCGGCCCCGAAGCACCTGGGAACGGTGCTCTCGTTTACGGCGGGAGGAACGATCCTCGCTGCGCAGATTGTCGGATTCGCCTCGACCGGCGTGTCCGAGACCGTGGTACCGTCCACGACCGCGACGGGTTCGCCGGTCGGTGTGGCGCTTTACGGCGCAACCGCCGGCCAGAAGGTCGCGGTCGCCGGGAACGGCTCCGTCGTCAAGGTCGAGCTCTCGGCCGATGACGCGACCGCAGATGCGGGCGATTTCCTCGGCCTGTCGGCAGTCGCCGGATGTGCGGCCGTGCAGGACGGCGCGATTGCCGCGCACAACAGCGAGGCTGCGGGACAGTTTCCGATTGGCCAGGTCATTGAGGACATCGCCGCGGGCGCATCGACCGTTGGCGGTCGGGGCTACGTGCTGATCAACATCACGCCGATCTGGACGGCGAGCTCCTGAGGTGAAGAATGACGAAACTACTCGAAACCTACTTGCAGCTGACTCGTGCGGGTCCGCATGAGCGAAAAGACCTCGTCTCGACGCTCCCGCGCGAGCTGGGAACCGTCTGGGACGGCGAAACGGTGCCGGTGCGCGAGCTCCTGCTCACCGAAAAGATCGAGTCCACGACGCTCATCCAGACGGAGATGTATCGGACCGTCATGGAGGGCGCCGAGCCCGCCAAGTGCATGCGCCAGGCGCTTCCGGTGATCAACTGCACGTCGAATTCGCTCCGGATCACGTTGGGCGAAAGCGGCACGTATGCGGCCGAGGTTGCCGAGGGCGCCGAGATTCCGGTTGATGTTCAGGACTATTCCTACCGCGACTTCTCGATCAAGAAGTATGGCGTCCGTCCACTCATCACGCGCGAACTCGTCGACGACGGGCTGTTTGACGTCGTTGCGATGGAGGTTCGGAAGGCCGGGCTCCGCATCGAGAACACGCTGAACCAGCAGGCACTGACAATGCTGCTCGACAGCGCGACAAACGAGAAGGACACGGAGGGGAAGGATCAGGGGATCAAGGCCATTGCCGGTGCGATTGGGCTCGTCAAGGCGGACGGGTTCGCGCCTGACACGGTGATTCTCTCTCCAGCGGCCGAGGCGCTGGTGTTCAAGGAATTCGTTCCTGCCGGGTATGTCGGCACCGATGCTGTGATGCAGGGTCGGCTTCCGAACGTGCTCGGGCTCCGGGCATTTACCTGTGGAGCTGCCGATGCGTCGTCGACGTACACGTGGGATTATGACGCCGACAGCGAAATTGGGATGATCGTGGCCGACTCGCGCAACAGCGTGCCGATTGCAATGCGGCGCGACATCGCGCTGGAGCGGTATTCCGACCCGATCCGCGATCTCGTCGGCTGTTCCGTGACCGCGCGGTTCGGCGTGAACTACCTGTTCGGCGACGCGATCTGCCGTATCGAGTACTGAGGATAGAGAGATGGTCCTCCACACGCGAAACACAGGGAAGTACCTGTCCCGCTCCTGGAACGCCGAGCGGGCGCGAGCGATGGAGAACCCCGATCTCTACTCCGCCGCCGATCTCGCCTACTACGAGGTGCCAGCCGTGGTCGTTGGAAACGACGCGTTTCTGGCCGACACTGCCCCTGTCGATCCGGCGACGTCGCCGCGCGAGTATGATGTACGCGATCCCCGATACCGCCCGGAGGTGGGACGATAGCCTACTGCACGACCGACGATCTGGTGGCGCTCACCGGGTCAGTGCTCGATAAGACGGTCCTTGAGGCCATCATCGCACAGGGCGACCGGGAGATCGCGGCATATCTCGCGCGGCGCGGAGCGGGCGCCGATACGTCCGCCTGTAAGGCCGCGAGTCTCGAGCTCGCGAAGGCGGGGCTGCTCGACCGGGCGCGCCAGGACGGCACCCGTGCCGACACGCTCTCCGCCGGGGACACGACCGAGACGCTGAAGATCGAGGAGGCGATTCGCCGGCACCGCGAGACCGCGTTCGGAATCCTCGACACCTACTGCGGCACCGCTGTTTCGGCGACCGCTGCCGCGAGACGCCGCGTCCTGAAGGTGAACGCATGAGGCTCGTCACCCGTCTTCGGTGCTGGTGGTTAGAACGATATCCGTTCGAGCGGATCACGCCGCTGAACACCGTCGCCGAGTGGGACGAGGCCACGCCGGACACGCTCGCGTTCCACGCGTGGATGAAGAAGCCACTTCGGTTTGTTGCGAAACGGATCGCTGTGCCGCGCACGTGGCTTGATCAGCTGACCGGAAACGCGAAGGTGCTGCATGAGATTGTGACAGAAACATACCTCCGAAACGAACGGCAGGAGTGGCGGCGCGCGATTCTCAAGCCGGTGATCGAGTTCGGGCTCTGCCTGTACGCGTTCGACAACAACTACCGCGAGGTTTTCGACGCGCTGCTCGCGGCCGTCGTCCGGAACCGCGACCGGTTCGTCGTCGACGCAAACGAGATCAACCCCACCAACTGGTATCAGGACGGCCGGGGCCGGATCGTGATCGAGCAGTCCCCGCCGTTCGGGATCGTCTCGCTCTCCGACACCGACGTGGTGACGAACGCTCCGGTCGGCGGCCCGGTGATCATGACCGTGATCGACGGGCAGGCAACGTACCTGAAGCTCGACGTCGATCGCGCGACCGAACCGGTTCGCGGTATTCACGTCTATCCTATCCTCGCGCGAAGTGTCTCGGTTCTCGACGTTTCCCCGCCGGGACGCGTATCTGTGGAGGCGGCGGCCGATGCATGAAGGCCGGCTCATCCACTGGGCGCGTCTCGAAACGGGCGAGGCGACCACCGGGACCGCCGACGAGTACGGATACTATACGACCGAGACGACCTACGCATCAACAAAGTGCTTGTTTGCGAACGGCGGCGGGGCGAAGGTGCTCGGGTCTGGCGAGTATGTCTCGGATGTGCCCAGGGCGATCTTCCCGGTGTCGGCGGTGCTTACCGAAGGCATGCGACTCGTCGGCGTCTCCGCCGGGTGGACCCGGGAGTATGTCGTCCGGAAGGTGCGCACGGTCTGGAACCGCGTGGCCGTTGACCACATCGAGGCCGATCTGGAGGCTGTATGAGTGAAGACGAAAAACCGGTGACACAGGCAGAATGCCGGCTCCGGCACGCCCTCGTCGAACAACGGTTCGACACGCTCGAAAGAGACATGCGCGAAGTGAAGCAGGACGTCGCCGAGACGAAGACGCTCGTCGTCAAGATGTCCGACAACCAGGGACTCATGCTCAAGGTGCTGGTCCTCGTCCTCGTCCTCGTCCTCGCCGGGCGCGGTCTGGACCTCTCGGCGCTGATCGGGGGGATCTGATGGGAATCGATGTCACAATTGAGGGCGTCCCGGAACTGACGGCGAAACTGCGATCTCTCGGTGCCGACGTCTCGAAGCACCTCGAAGCCGCTGGCACGAAGGGGATGCTCGTGCTCGAGGCCGAGATCAAGCGGCGGGCTCCGGTGAAGACCGGCAACCTCCGCGACTCGTATTCGACCGAAGCGGCGACCGCCGGCGATACCGTGACGGTCACGACCGGGACGAACGTGGTCTATGCGAGGCCGCAGGAATACGGGCCGCGCCCGCACGTTCGCCCGGCGATCGACGCGGTGGAGGGCAATGTCGGCAAAGTTGTCCGCGCCGAGCTGAAGTCTGCACTGGCGGGGATGGGATAACATGAGCCTGATCGATGGCGCGGTGATCACGAAACTGAAGGCGTCGCCAGCAGTGACGTCCCTCGTCAGCAGCCGGATCTATCCCGATCGGCTGCCCCCGAACCCGACCCTGCCGGCGATCACCGTGCTCAAGATCTCGGACGTCCCCGACCCCGTCGTTCCGTCCGCCCGGTTTGCGCGTGTTCAGTGCTCGTGCTGGTCCGATCCCCCTGCTGCGAACGGGGTTCGGTCGCCGGCGGAGGTCGAGCGTCTTTCCGGCGCGGTCGGATCGGCGGTCCATGTCGCCCAGCTGAACATGTCGCCGACGGCGTGGACGGTTGGGACGGCATCGTATAGCGTGACGAAGACGCGGGTGCAAAACGCGCCCCGTATGATCGAGGACGGAAGCGGATACTATCACGTACCCGTCGACGTCGTCGTGGAGTTTACGGAGAGTTAACATGACAGATGTTACCGGCACAGACATCCCCAAGGGGAGAGAGGTCAAGTGGTATTTCGGCGGTGTCGCGTCGAGCGAGACGCACACCGTTACGGCACAGGAAGCGACGGCGCTTGGATTCGCGCTGTCCGGAACGGCCGATTATGGGAGCGTCATCGCACAGGTTGGGTCGACCGTCACGGCGGTGACCGAGTACACGACGAGCACCAGCACGCCGGCCGACGAAGAGAACGGATGTGGGTTCATCGGCTACTCGGGAATCACCGAGGGCGACGTTGTCACAATCAAGTATGTCGCAGTCGGTGTGACGCCGCTCACGCACATCGCGTCGTGCCAGGACGTGTCGCTATCGTCGTCTGCCGACACCAAGAAGGCGTCCGTGCAGGGGCAGTCGAACAAACTCTCGTCGGTCGGCGCGGTCGAAAACACCGCGACGCTGAACGAGCTCGTGTACAACGAGGCATTTGTCTCGGCGATCCTCGGCGATGCCGTCTCCGCGTCGCCGGCAACCGGAAAGGAGAAGTGGACAAACGCATTCTCCGGGATGAAGAAGATCGGCGCGCTCGTCGGCAAGCGGCTCAACGCCGCCGGCGCGGTGGCCAAGAAGTGGTTCTTGGTCGGCGCTCAGGCGAATGATGTCGGGCAGGACTTCCCGACGGAGGACTATTACAAGCGGTCCATGAGCTTCGATGTCGATTACTTCACGGTGGCTGACCTGTCATGAGCGGGGAGGTGATCAACGACCCCTCCCTCTCTGCCAGGCTGAGAGCTCGTCAGCAGGCACTGGCCGCAACGCGCGTCGAGGACATGACCGTCGCCGATCGGCTGACGCGGCGGGCGCTTGCCGCGCCGACGGTCATCATCGACCTCGGGGACGACGACGACCCGATCCCGGTCGAGGTCCGCGTGCCGGTGTCTGCCGAGCTCGACGTGCTCCTGACGCTGCAGGCGCGGCTTGCCGCCGCATCGACGTCTGCCGAAACGTCGATGATTTCGGACGAAGTCACGGCGGTTCTCGGTGATCTCTGCGTCGATCCGTCGCTGAACGCCGAGTTCTGGCGGTCCGGGATGTTCGACCTCTCTGCGATGTTCGCCGTCATTTTGGGCGCGATCAGCGAGGCCATGGAGCGGGTGAAGCAGGCGGAGTCGTTTCGGAAGACGCCCGTCGGGAAAGGGGCTGCTGCAGCTCTGCGGGTATCTCGGAAAGCTGCCCCATGAGTTTGCCTCCTGCTCCGACGAGGAGTGGGCGTTTCTGCGGAGCGCGTGGAATGCGATGAACGAACCGAAGGAACGATAGATGGCAGGAGAAGCCCTTTCCGAACTGTTTGTTCGGCTGACCCTAAAAGATGAAATGTCGGGCCCTCTCGAAAAAGCCGGGTCGGGAGCCGTCGGGGTCGGCGACCGTATCAAATCCCTTGCACCCGCCGCTATG